GGGTCTCACTGAGCTGGTTGCTCAGGCCGGGTATCCAATCCGGCTTCTCTAACCTCCTGCGGCCATAAGCCGTCATCCCTGTAATCAGGGGATGAGGTTAGTAGGTTTCGTGGTCGCTTTTCTCCTTTGGAAGCACCATGGCACTGAAGAGCATAGTTGAATCACGCGTCGTACCCTATACGAACACCAACAACGGGTGGGGCTGCCAAGTTGGCAGCGGCACTCCGGTGTTGTTATCGACTAGTCCGACGATTACCAACGTGACCCTTAACTATAAAGCTATATCCGCAGTCGTAAGCGTCAATAACAAGCGCTTGCGGCCGTGGTCTAGCTTTTCCTATCGTAAGATGGAGCTCTGGGGAAATCCTGGCGTTACGACCGTGTTGAACGACGTCACTTGCTGGTACTATAACGGGTTCACTAATGTCCCGCAAACGTCCAGAGTAGTGAAGTCGATCGACTGGTCGAATACAGCTTATGCCTCTAACAACGGCACGGGGTGGGAGGGCTTTACATACCTTCCCCTCACGACTGATTGCGAGAATATCGCAACAGCTAAGCTAGTCAGTTCCCTTCAAGATATCCGAACCCAATGGAACCTTCTGGTGACATTGGGCGAGGCTAAAGAAACCGCGGTACATCTGGCGCATACTGCAAGCCGGCTTGTACATGGTTTCAATAGTTTCCGTAAGGGAGATATCGGAGGCGCCTACAAGCACCTCGCCGGCCGTAAGCCGGTCCCCGTGAAGAAAGAGAAAACTCATAGGCAGCTCAAAAGGCGAGCCAAAGACGGATCTCTTCTCGACGACGTTTCGTCGGGGTGGATGGAATTCAGCTATGCCTGGAGACCACTCCTCTCTGATATCGACTCCGCCGCGAGATACATTGCGGAGAAGCAGATACTTTCGAGGCAGAGTGTATACCCTGTTTCGAAAGGACATGTAATGGAACTTGACCAGAAGAAAGTTCTCACAGCTGATTCGGGTGCTAACTCATTCGACTTCACACATTACAATCATCACGAATGTAAGGTGCGGATGACGTATGAGCTCAGTCCAGCATTTATGTGGACTGCTAGCACTTTAGACGAACTGGGCTTTTCAGACCCAGCTACTCTCGTGTGGGAACTACTTCCTCTGTCATTTGTGGTCGATTGGTTTATCAATATCGGGCAGGTCTTGGAAAGCCTGCACGAATTGAAGCACTGGAAAGTTGTCCGCGGCATCAAGGCGACCAAGGTGGTCAACAAGATGGGCAAGGAGCTTACCAGGAAACCGACCAATCCACTTATCTCTAAGTCCTTTCCGTGGAATGCCGCCGTGTGGAGTTCCTTCAGCCGTCAGGTTGTTGGAAATCTTCCGGTGGCCGTGCCACTCAGGATCAAAGTAGATAATCCTTTCGATATGACCAAAGGTCAGATGGCTAGCGCCAGCGTTTTGCTACGCTATGCTTTTAACCAACCAACCCCTAGAAGGGCTTAACTCATGGCAGCTTTCGCCAACCAGACCATCAATGATGGTCAAACTACCCCAGCAGCGCACGCGTTCACAACTGGACCGAAAATCCAGTTGCCGGACGGTACCACGCGTTACACGTGGTATGACTTCTCTGTCAACGGTGGTGTTCCCATCGGGGCCAACAGGCTCGACTTGGACGTTCGCATGCCATCGCCGAACGGCGGCGGAAAGACCGGCAAGGCCGGCGATTCTAGCCAACAATTGGCGGTGAGCATGCGCTTCGTCCTGCCGACCCTCGAGACCTTGTCCGGGAGCACCATCTCCGGCATCACTGCCCAGCCTACCGCTGCGTACGACACGACCCTCTGGGTCAAACTCGTGCGCAACGGCCGGGCCGGGCAGCAGCCGGTGAAAGATGCGCTCGCTTTCATGCGGAACTTCTCGAACCTTGCTGTCCTGACCGATACGGTGCTGCTCTATGCGCCGCCTTCCGCCTGATGGCTGGAAGACGATCGCACTAGTCTTCATCGTTATCGGTTTCATCGCTCACCCCGAGCACTTCGTGCAACTATCTCTGGAGCTTATTCGCAACAGAGTATAGTTTCATGGATGACTTTCTTATAGGAGCATCTCATGATTGACAAACCCATTTCCCTCATCTTTCGTTCGTGGCCTCAGTTCATGGCTGCTGTAGCTGCCCGAGTCGACAATAAAACTCGACTCGGCCTGCTCGACACGCTTTACGTTCTGAAGCTGCGAACAAAGATTGCTGCGGAGTCCTTCACTAAGAAGGGTACGCTGAGGAAGAAACGGGTCCGGGTCATATTCCACAGAGATGTGGAGTATGATGGTATGGTTATCTATACCTTTTGCCCGGAAGGGTACTCTGGCCGTAGTATCAACACCTTCGCCGTCCGAAGCCCTTTGGAAGTAGAGTGGGAGATTATCCCATTCTCGTTTTCCAATTCGCATGGAGACGGGAAGTGATAGTTGACTTCAAGCCAGAAGAGCGGATCTGGCGCGATGCAGCTCTGGCAGCTTACGAGGAAATAAACACTCCCCGTTCGCTCAGCCTTTGCATCCTACTTCGTAACAACGAGTATCTTCAGCTCGTTAGTTATAAAGTTGATCCCATCGAGTACAACTCGAGGGAAGCGTTTCAGAAGGACTTTGTTGCCTGCGAGCTTCTTCGGAAGTTCAACGGCATTCCAGGCTTTGATGCCAGGACGAGAAAGCAGAGCGCGATTGACAAAGCGCTCGCCGCTGAAGACCAATGCCTCAGTACGAACCAAAGGGTTTTAGAGTGGACGCATGGATCCGGGTTCCCTCCCGGTGTCGAGAGCCTGATTTCTCGGGCTCGACATAAAATCATCCATGTGCTTCGCGACTATGACCTAGCGGAACATGTTGCAGGCTGTCGGTGGGGGCCCGGTTCAGACGCCTTGAATAAGCGTCCTTACGTGGCTCCGTATCACAAATATAAGTTCGCCCTTTCGGGAACTCGTAGTGTGATGCCATTCCTGTCTGCTTGTTTAGAGCAGAACTTTCTCTGGGCCACTTGGTTGTGTGGCCACGAAGTTAGTGGGCCTGTTAGCCCGCTAATTTCGCACTTCAGAGGGAATGGCGCCTTCACCGTGCCTAAGACGGCACTTATTGACAGGTTCATCTGCATTGAGCCGGCTGTGAATGTCTATTTGCAGCTGGGATTGGGATTGATGATTCGCAACCGCTTACGCGGTTGCGGCATTGATCTCAATTCACAAGAGATGAATCGTATGATGGCTCTCCAAGGGTCGGAAGACTCTGAATGGGCTACCATCGATTTATCTTCGGCGAGCGATACAATCGCTCGCCGCCTCGTGCAGCTACTGTTTTCTGGACACCCAGAGCTCGATGTATGGCTTCGGGTCATGGAGCACCTTCGTAGTCCGTTTACGAACTACGGTACCAAAAAAGAGAGCAAGTGGCTTCTAAACCACAAGTTTTCTTCGATGGGAAACGGCTTCACCTTCGAGTTGGAAACCCTAATTTTCTGGGCTCTTTCATCTTCGGCGGCCGAATCAGTAGGCGGGAAAGTCGCAACCGTATACGGTGATGACATAATCGTCTCCCACAGTGCGTTCACAGCTGTAACGGAGTTACTCGAAGTTTGCGGTTTCTCGGTTAACACCAAGAAATCGTATTCCAAGAGTTATTTCCGCGAGAGCTGCGGTATGAACGCATGGGATGGTTATGAACTTCATTCGTATAGGCTCACGAAGCTCGAAACTCTTGCTGACTGCTACAGCTTCCATAATGGACTCCGACGATGCGGCCTCATAAAGGCTGCAGCCGTCATCCATCGGAGAATCCCGGCTAAGCTGAGATTCTACGGCCCTAAACAGGCCGGAGACGCTGTTTTAGTCAATCCTGATTTTTCCACCTGGAATGCGAGGCCTCACGGCGTCGTCGACCAGTGGTTCTTTTGGGCATTGAAGATTCGCGCTTTAAAATTTCAGCCGACTAAACACCGGTCTGAAGCCTATGAGCCCGCGCTTCTTCACTCTCTCAGCACCTTGGTGCCCCTAGATGACCATCCGATTTATGTCGGCGGTCGCTGGGGGTCGGAAGGGTTTGTTTCCCTTTCAAAAGGAGAGTGGACTGTTGGTGAAGTACTGGTTAGTCGTGAGTCAATGCTTAACGACATGCCTCCCGGCATGTCTATCGGCTCTCACAACTAACTGAACCGAGAGGTTCGCTTCGTTGCGCTAGTCTAGCGCAATTCCGTCAACAAACGGAATGGAG